AGTTCCCGAAGCTCGCTGCACTGCATGTAGTTGTTTTTTAATTGGTAAAACAAATATCTCAGCGTCAGAGTGTCCTAAAGGAAAATGGGGTCAATGGAATCCTGAGAAATGAATCATACTATTCCGAGTACAATTGTGGATGGATTTTTTGATGATCCGTATCGTGTCAGAGAATTTGGATTACAATCTGCACAGTCTATTCAAAGTGATCATAATGGATTAGCCTATCGAGGAGAAAGATCAGAGTGTCTTTCTGTGATACATCCAGGTTTGTTTGATCATATTAACAAAAGAATTCTGAGTAGTTTTTATAATTTAAACAAAGAAAATATTTCATGGAATTCTGAAATTAAATTCCAACTTACAGATGAGTCTTTCGGAGATGGATGGGTTCATACGGATCATTATGAACCATCGTTATTAACGGGTATTATTTACTTAACTCCAAATGCTCCATTGGAATGTGGTACAAGTTTATATCGAGCGAAGAATATTGTTGCACATCCATTGCATAATGATCTCAAAAAGAAAGCCAATGTAGATCTTGAATTAAGACAATCTGATTATTATTCAAAGTGTAGAGAAGAAAATAATCAACAATTTGAAAAGATCTTAACTGTAAATAATCTGTTTAATCGAATGGTTATATTTGATTCAAGTTGTTTTCATTGTGCAGATCGTTTCTTTGGAAATACTAGAGATACAAGTCGATTGACTTTAGTAATTTCAATTCTTGAATTATATGTGAATCAAACACCAATTACAAGAATTCGATCAGTTTGAAATAAATAATAGCGTTGAGCACAGAAGATACCGTGCAAAAGATTTACCACATCTACGCAAAAGATAAGTGTTTAATGCACTCTGTAAAAGAGGAAGAGTTTCAGTTAACTTGGGATACTTTGAATAAACTTGTTGGTATCATGAAAACAGATTATTCTCTCAATGATCTTTCTTATGAGGAATTATTGTTAAACAAAGAATTGGAGGCTTCATACTAACTTGTGAAAAATATTATGTTTAGTGTTCCATTGTTTGTCTATAAAATAAGTCAATGGGAATCAAAGAAGAAACAGTTAAAAGATCTATACAATCGATCAATTTTAATTGGTGGTGATAACTATCCTTATGTAAATACAGATTTTCATAAGCAACAAACAAAAGATTTTCAGTACAATCATGAGATTGAAAATATCTTAAAAGATGAAATCCAATTGTTTAAAAGTGAATCGGAATTGAATCGCTATAAGGTTTCTGATTCTTGGTTTGAACTTGCATTAGAACACCAATTTCATCCAGTTCATGCTCATGGACCAATAGGATATAGTTCTGTATGTTTTATTGAATTTGATACATCAGTACATCAAGGAACAATTTTTTTATCTCCTTTTAATAATTTTGTAAATGGAGATTCTTTAAAATTTTCTTCTGATGTCTCTGAGGGAACTATTTTATTTTTTCCGTCAATTATTAAGCATTATACAATGCCTCATAATTCATCGAAAGAAAGATTAATCTTATCATTTAATCTTCGTTGACATTAGCATATATACATGGTAAAATTGATCTGAAAGTTATTTTCTCTTATGGCAAAAGGATTTACTGTTAAGGCTCCTGCTCCAAAGGTACAAGAAGCAGAGTGGGACTATGATAAAATTAAAGAAAGAATGCGAGGTAAGTCAATCGTATTCTGTCTTCCAGGCCGTGGTTGTTCATATCAGTTTCTGAAGTCTTTCGTACAACTGTGCTTTGATATGGTACAGAATGGTATGAGTATTCAGATTTCTCAAGATTATTCTTCCATGGTAAACTTTGCACGTTGTAAGTGCTTAGGTGCTAACGTACTGCGTGGACCAAAGCAGATTCCCTGGGATGGTAAACTGCAATACGATTATCAACTGTGGATTGATAATGACATTGTGTTTAACACAGAAAAGTTCTGGCAACTCTGTGATCTGGCTCTGAGTGAAGACAGCGAAGGTAATCTCGTTGACAGAGAAATCACCGCTGGTTGGTATTGCACAGAAGATGGTCACACGACCTCAGTGGCTCACTGGTTGGAAGAAGATGACTTCCGTAAGAACGGTGGAGTCATGAATCATGAAACGTTGACCACCATGGAAAAGCGTCGTAAGCCTTTCACCGTAGACTACACTGGTTTCGGTTGGGTGATGATTAAGAACGGTGTCTTTGAGAACCTTGAGTACCCTTGGTTTGCTCCGAAGATGCAGGTGTTTGAATCTGGGAATGTCCAGGATATGTGTGGAGAAGACGTGTCATTCTGTCTCGATGCCAAAGAAAAAGGCTTTGAGATCTGGTGCGACCCTCGCATTCGTGTGGGGCATGAAAAGACTCGTGTGATCTGATGACTCTGAATATCGTATACCGAGGGAGAGTCTTATACCGTAATCTCACACATGAAGAATGTGCTGAGATTCTGGATGAACTCTCTCAGAAGTATTATGAAGAAGAAGAGTTTGATGTAAATGAATTAGAATTAAGGGAGAATACTCATGGCTAAACCAAAAGGATCACCAACTAAGACTTCTCATGTTCCTGGACCTCCGAAGAAAACTCGGCAAGGTCAGAGTCCTATGACGTTGACCTCTGCTACTTCTCGCAATGGTAAGCAGAAGAAATACAGAGGACAGGGAAAAGGGTAATCATGTATATCTTCGAAGGTAATGATGAATGGAATCAGATACATTCTGAAGACCTTTGGATCTACAATAAATTATTTTTAAGTCGGGTTTTGGGTTATACTTGTGGTCCTGTTGGGACTACAGTTCCCAAGCCCGACTTTTATATTGTACGTCCTGCGATGAATTTACTTGGAATGGGACGTAAAGCGCGGATTGAGTACATTTCAAAGTACACAGATCGCTATCATCCAGCTGAATTCTGGTGTGAAATCTTTGAAGGAGATCATATCAGTGTTGATTTTCAATATCAAGAACCAAAATTAGTCGTTTTAGGCACTCGTGATGAAGAAGATCCACTCTATCGATGGGAAAAATGGGAGAAAATTGATCTAAAAGTTGAATTTCCGCCAATTCTACACACTCTGAAGGGTGACTATGAGTGGATTAACTGCGAATTTATTGGTGGAAAACTAATCGAAGTGCATTTTCGCCAAAATCCAGACTTTCGATACGGAAATTCTATTGCAATTCCAGTCTGGAATGATCAAAAGGTTGAACGCATAGATAATTTAGAGTTCGTGAATGACTCTGACTACCTTCGAAAAGGTTTTTATATTGATTCTCGGGATAGCAACCCCGTAAAAAGTTCTGATTTTAACAAATCAGGAGCTAAAAACGATGGCAAATTCACCAGTTGACAAAGGAAATGACTTTATGAAGTCGGGAATGACTCTCATTACCGAGTTATCTTCCGAAAAATACCTTCAAAAAACGAAAAAAACTCAAAAATATCAGGTTCCAGACGACCGCTACTCAAGACCTTGTGGTGGAGTTGGAGGATTTGACGATTTTGTTGAAAGATGGCATGAATAACTGTCAAAATTACATCTAAATAAGATAGATTTATAACATCTTCATGCCTGTCGAAAGGGTAAGTAAAGGTTTTAAGGACGTGAGTGCTTCCTTTCAGGTAAGTGCATTGAATTATGACCTGATTTCTCTTAAAAATGAGAGTGCAATCGCTCGTTCGATTCGAAATCTTGTACTTACCGCTCCAGGAGAAAGACCTTTTAATCAAGATTTGGGTTCTAATGTCTCAAAATCCGTTTTTGAGAACATGGATAACATTTCTGCAACGATTATTAGAGATGAAATTGAGAATACTATTAATAATTTTGAACCCAGAGTTAGATTAATAGATGTTGATGTTAAACCAAACTTTGATAATAGCGAATTTGACGTTACAGTTCAATATGAGATCATTGGAATTGATGTTTTACCTCAACAGTTGACATTTGCATTACAACAGACACGATAAATGGCACTAGTAAATTTTAGCAATCTCGATTTCGATCAAATTAAGAGTTCTCTCAAGGAATATCTGAGAGCGAGCTCGGATTTTACTGACTATGATTTTGAAGGTTCTAATTTATCAACAATTATTGATACTCTTGCTTATAATACATACATCACTTCGTATAACGCTAACATGGTTAGCAACGAAGTTTTCATTGACTCGGCAACTTTAAGAGAAAATGTTGTTTCTCTTGCAAGATCTATTGGTTACGTACCAAAATCAAGAAAATCTTCAGTTGCGACTATTTCTTTCTTTGTTGATACAACAACACAAGCAACAACCCCACTTACTTTAACTCTTCAAAGGGGAATTATTTGTGCAACTTCTTCTTCTAATGATGGTGCAAATTATACATTCAATATCTTAGACACAATTACAAAGCCAGTCGTCAATAATATTGCTTCATTCGATTCTATCGCAGTATATGAGGGGACGTATCTTACACAAACATTTACTGTTGATGCAAATAATCCAAATCAAAAGTTTATTCTGAATAATGCCAATATTGACACGTCATCGATACGTGTAACGGTCAGGAACACGCAGAACAGCACCGTTACGAGGAAATTTACCCTCGCAGACAATTTAATTGGAATCAACTCATTATCAAAAGTTTTCTTCATTCAAGAAATCGAAGATCAAAGATATGAATTAATCTTTGGCGATGGTATTTTTGGTGTTAAACTTGATAATCTCAACTATGTTGAAGTTTCATATGTAACTACAAACGGTAAGTATGGTAATGGAGTAACAAACTTTACATATGCTGGAAGAATATTAGATAATAACGGCACTGTTGTCACATCTTCAATCTCAGAAATCACAACAGACGTTTCATCAAATAATGGTCAAGAAATTGAGTCTGTGGATTCGATTAAAAAATATGCTCCACGAATTTATGCTTCACAAAATCGTGCAGTAACGGCAGCAGACTACGAAGCTCTTATTCCAAGGATTTTTCCAGAGACAGAATCAATCTCTGTGTTTGGTGGGGAGACATTAAATCCACCAAAATATGGAAAAGTGTTTATTTCCATCAAACCATATAATGGAGACTTTGTTTCCGATATCATTAAGAACACAATTACAACAGAATTAAGAAAATACACTGTTGCGGGAATCGTTGCAGAAATTATTGACCTGAAATATCTTTATGTCGAATATAATAGTGTAGCATATTACAACCCAAATCTATCTCCAGGTGAGGGAAATCTAAAATCCACTATTCAAAACAATATATCAGCATATTCAGATTCAATTGAACTGAATAAGTATGGATCTAAGTTTAAGTATAGTAAATTCCAAAAAATAATCGATGATAGTCATCAAGCAATAACATCAAACATCACAAAAATCACAATTCGACGTAACTTACAAACAAAAGTAAACTCTCTTACAGATTATGAAATTTGTTTTGGAAATTCATTCCATTTAACGAATACAAAGAGTGGATATAACATCAAAACTTCAGGTTTCAATGTTGATGGCATTGTTGATACGGTATATCTTGGTGATTTGCCAAATGCAAATCAAAAAACTGGAGCATTGTTCTTATTTAAACTCAATTCTCCAACTGAGCCGGTAGTCGTAAGAAATAATGTTGGTACAATTGATTATGAAAGAGGAGAAGTTCGTTTATATCCAATCAAAATCACAAATGCGGCAAAATCGAAAGATGGTGTGAGAATTGTTGAAATTTCTGCAATACCAAACTCAAATGATGTCATCGGAAAAGAGGATCTTTATTTGCAACTAGATATTAATAACAGTGTATTAAATATGCAAACAGATGATATTTCATCTGGAGCAAATATTTCTGGATCAACATACACAGTAACCTCAAGTTACACAAACGGGAATTTAATCAGATTGTAATATGTCAGAATTAAGAGTCAAGACGAGTTTAATTGTTGAAAATCAAGTTCCATCTTATGTTAGAGAAGAATTTCCTCTTCTTGTAGAATTCTTATCGCAATATTATAAATCACTGGACTTTCAAAGCGGTCCATCTGATATTTTACAGAATATTGATCAATATGTAAAATTAGATAATCTTTTAAATTTAACTGACTCAACAACTTTAAGTTCTGACGTACAATTTTATGATGCAACAATTAATGTAGCATCAACAACAGGATTTCCAGACTCTTATGGATTGCTATTGATTGATAATGAGATCATCACTTATGAATCAAAAACTTCAACCTCATTTGTAAGTTGCAAAAGAGGATTTGTAGGTACAACAGCTTATCAAAGTACAACATCTGTAGATCAATTAGTCTTTTCTGACACTAATGTTGCTGAACATTCAAACGGATCTACTGTAGCAAATTTAAGTGTTCTGTTTTTAAAAGAATTTTTATTGAAGGTTAAAAAACAAATTTCTCCAGGATTTGATGGGCGAGATTTGTATTCTGGTCTTAAGGAATCATTATTCCTCAAGCAAGTAAAGGATTTTTATTCATCTAAAGGAACTGATAATTCGTTCAAAATTTTATTCTATGCATTATATGGAGATACGGAAGCTTCCATCATTAAACCAAGTGATTATTTGATTCAACCATCTGATTCTCGTTATTATATAACTAAAGATCTTGTTGTTGAAAAAATTGAAGGAAATCCTTCAGATCTTGTAGGATCTACTTTATATCAAGATGATGGATTTTTTGAATCTGCAAAAGGAACTGTTTCTAAAGTAGAAAGGGTACTTAGAGGAGAAAAAGAATATTTCATAATAAGTCTTGACTACGATGCAGATAAAGATATTCAAGAATATGGAACTTTTTCAATTCATCCAAAAACAAGAGTAGTAACAACAGCAGGAATTGGAATTACTACTCTCGATGTTGATTCGACTGTTGGATTCCCTCAATCGGGAACTTTAATTGTTAATCAAGGTACAGAAACTCAGTTCTCGGTAAATTACCAAGAAAAGACTTTAAACCAATTTTTAGGTTGCTCCAACATTACTTCAGAAATCGCTGATCAGAAAGAAATCGTACTAGATTCTTATGCGTATGGGCATGTTGGAATTACTACAAATAATATTGTAAAAGTTAGAGTAACTGGAGTATTATCAGATTTAAAAATTCTAGATCACACTTATTACTATGAAAAAGGCGAAAAAATAGAAATAGAAAGCCTTGGTTCAAATTTAAGTACTGCAAAAGCAAATAATTGGTTCTTCAATGTATCTGTAAGATACGATGTAAAATCATTGCAACTTGTAGATGCTTCAACTTACACTTACAGAGTCAACTTGTATGATGAACACGATTTCGTAATTGGAGATTCTATTACTTTAATTTCTTCTAACGATAGAGAATTCTACGGAGAAATTATACCAGAAAATATTGACTCTACAGTTGCTTCAAATATTTCTGGATTTGATAGCAAATTATCATTTAATATAACCGGTCAAGGACAATTGAACACAAATGTGTTTTATACTGTAAGAAAAAATATTTCAAAAGTATCAACAACAAACTATTCAAGTTTAGTAAAATATGCAACTAATGTTCAAAATGTTTACACAGATTTAGAAGATACCTTATATGTTGCTGCAAATTCTCTTCCAACATATTACAATAATCCATTAGTAATTAATGATCGTTCGATCACTTTTTCTGGTTCTTTCTCAGGAACTCAATTAACAATGGGTACTCATGGTTTTATAACTGGAGACGCGATTGTATACAATCCTGCTGATGATAACAATAAACTAGATTTATTTCCCGGAATATACTTTGTCAAAAGAGTTAATAATACTACGATAAGTCTTGCAAGAAGCAGAGAAAATATTTTTACTGAAAACTATGTTTCTATAACTGGAACAGTTTCGAATAATGTATTTTTCTTATATAATTTCAGTGATAGTCTTTTAAATGCTAAACAAGTTGAACCACAAAAACTAATTAGAAAAATATCACCAGCTGAAGATGATGGATCCACATATACCACTCCTGTTGGATCAACTGGTTTGTTTATTAATGGTGTAGAGTTAATTAACTATAAAACTTCAGATATTATTTTTTATGGTCCCTTACAACAAGTTGTTCCAACTGCATCTGGAAATGGCTATGATGTAATCAATCCACCTATTCTTCATATTGCAGATACGATTGGTTTTGGTGCAACTGGTATTTGTACGGTAACTGGATCTTTAGTTCGAGTTGATGTTATTGACCCAGGATTTGATTATCTTGAAGATCCAATTATAACCATTACTGGGGGTGGAGGATCAGGAGCTCTGGTAAAACCAAATTTAATCGAGTTTGACCACTCTTCATCCTTTAACTCTTCTGCAGGGGCATTACAGGTCAATACAAGCAACGATACGATTGGATTTTCATCTTACCACAAATTTAGAGATTCTGAAGAAGTAATCTATGATACTCAAGGTGGTACTAATGTAGGTGGATTGACAACTGGAGCAAAATATTATGTCGCAGTTCAAAATGGTTTTACAGTAAAATTACATAAGACATTCACAGATTCTGCAGTTGGTATTAATACTGTAGATTTAACATCTTTTGGTACAGGAAATCATAGATTATTATCTACGATTAAAAAGAAAAAAATTGGAACCGTTTCCATTGTTGATGGTGGTAGTGGGTATGTAAGTGGAGGATCTACAATTCAACTTACAATTAAGAGTAGAATTGGAATTTCAACTTTAGCAGGACAAAACTTCGAAGCAGTTTTAAACCCAATTTTTAGAGGAAGTGTTACTTCAATTTCTCTTACATCTTCTGGGGTTCAATACGGTAGCGAAGAAATTATCAATTATAATAGACAACCAACGTTCTCACTCAATAGTGGATCTGGAGCTGAGGTAATACCAGTAATCTCAGACGGAAAGATTAAGCAAGTTTTCGTAACAAAACCTGGGCATGATTATAATTCGTCGCCAAATCTGGTTATTAATAGTATAACTGGTTCTGGAGCTGTTTTAGCGCCCGTTG